GCGCAGCTGAGGGCAGCACGGGGCTGAGGAAATCGAAACCCTCGATGGATGTCGGTTCATCATCAAGGCTGGTGGTTCAGCTGCTCGCGGTATCTCAAAACCCGAAACGGTTCACCTAGACGAACTTCGTGAAATGCATGAACTCGAATCTTTTGCATCGCTACGGTACACATTACTCGCGGCGAAAAATCCGATGGTCATGACGTATTCGAACGCAGGTGATCAGCATTCAAAGGTGCTAAATTTGCTACGCGAACGGGGAATCGCTGCGGCGTCAGGTGTAGCGGACGACATTGGATATTTCGAATGGTCAGCCGCATCTGACGCACTCACCGAGGAAAATTTCGCGATGGCGAATCCTGCACTTGGTCACACGATCCACATCGACAACATCCGAAGCGTTTTGAAAGACCCACCTGAGGTTGTACAGACCGAAGTGCTTTGCCGTTGGGTTCAGACGATTTCATCGGTCATCAACCAATCGGCTTGGGAATCTTGCGCTGATCCTGATGCCGAACTCGATCCCGAAAAACTCACCTGGCTGGCTTTGGATATTTCACCGGACAGAAAGCACTGCGCACTGGTTGGGGCGCAGAAACTTGGGGATGAACGCTTTATTTTGAAGTTACTTCATACCTGGACAAATGAAAGACAACTCGATGATCGAGCAGTGGCAAACGATGCCGCTTTTTATTGCAGAAAGTACCCAATCGAATATTTGCTATACAGCCGCAAAACTAGCGGTGCAGTAGCGGCTCGATTACAGCCAGCAGGGATTCCGATCTACGACATGGACGCGTCATACCCACAATCGTGCGACGAATTGCTTGGCGCTATAAATTCGGGCAGGTTGCGTCATACGAATCAACCCGAACTCACGGCGCAAATGCTTTCAGCGGTTCAACTTCGTCGTGGCGATGGTGGTTGGGTCATTGGACGTCGAGCCAGTCAAACGGCAGTGTGCGCAGCCGTCGCATCGGCGCTCGCGACTCACTTCGCGACACGCCCAGAGACGGAAACCGACATCATGGTCGGATAGTGGTATTGCGCTGAGAAAATTAGCGCATGGGAATTCGCGACATATTTGCAACGCGTCAGGTGGAAACGGTAGGGCTACCGTCATCACCTGATGTGGCTGCGCAACTTGGTCCAGTTACCTCATTGGATTCATTAACGCCATTTTTCGGCGGTGCTAATACTGCAACGCGTGAGGAATTCATGTCCGTGCCAACTGGCGCACGTGCAAGAAATATCATTTGCTCATCGATTGCATCGATCGGACTTGAAGTCATTGACCGTTCGACCGGTATGGAAATCGAAGATGGCACTCCACGCGTTATCCGTACACCTGATCCACGCGTACCAGGATCAGCGACTTATGTGTGGACTTGCGAGGATTTACTACTTTACGGATACGCATATTGGCAGATCACTGAACTTTTTGCAGATACGTATCGCGTTCGTAGCGTTCAACGCGTTTCACCTGCTCGCGTAACCATTCAAACAAATGCACTTGCAACTGAAATTGAATATTACATGGTCGATGGATCACCAGTGCCAAATTCAGGCGTTGGATCATTGGTCGTATTTAACGGAAACGATGAAGGCGTCCTGAATAGAGCAGGTCGAACAATCCGCACAGGTGCGGAATTAGAACGTGCCGCTGCGATGTACGCACGTGAGCCAATTCCATCAATGGTGTTGAAATCCAACGGCACGGCATTACCAGCAGACAGAATTGCAAAACTGCTCGACTCATGGGCATCAGCCCGTCGCAATCGTGGCACTGCATTCTTAAATGCCGATGTTACTTTGGAAACAGTTGGATTCGATCCCGAAAAATTACAGTTATCAGCTGCGAGATCGTACATCGCAACCGAAATGGCACGTGCGTGCGGAATCCCTGCGTACTACGTCGATGCTGAAACTGGATCATCGATGACTTATAGCAACGCAACAAATCAGCGACAGACTTTGCTTGATTTCTCGTTGATTCCGCTGATGACTTCAATTTCTGAACGTTTATCAATGCCGGATTTTGTGCCGTCATCACAGGAAGTCAAATACGACTTATCTGATTACTTACGCGGCAGCGATTTGGAACGAGCCAATATTTACAAGACTTTGAATTCGATCGTGGATGCAAATGGAAATCCTGCAATCACAGTCGAGGAAATCCGACAAGCAGAGGAAATGATCAAATGAAGGTAACAACACCATTCACAATCACAGCCGCTGATTCTGAATCACGAACAATCACCGGACAAATAGTCGCGTTCGATACACCAGCGAATGCATCGACTGGAAAAGTGATGTTCAAATCAGGATCACTTAATCCAACAAACGTGAAATTGAATCTCGAACACGATTCAGCACGTCCAATCGGTAAAACTTTGAGCATGGAATTTGCACCTGATGGCAAATCAATCCAAGCAACTTTCAAGATTAGCAAGACCACCGCTGGATCAGATGCAATTCAGGAAGCAATCGACGGACTCCGTGATGGATTCTCAGTCGAAGCAAATGCAATCGATTTCGGCTATAACGAGGACGGCACAATGGTCGTCAATTCAGCAGATTTGGTCGGCGTCGCATTGACTCACAATCCTGCATTCGATTCAGCACGTGTATCGAATGTGGCTGCGACAACCGCACCAGAAAATTCCGAGCCATCATCCGATGACGCGGAAGTAACACCCACACCATCAACAGAAGGAGACGTCGTGGAAAACACCGTCAATGAGCCAACTGCCGCCGAGACGGTAGAAGCGGCATCAGTAATCGAAGCAGCAGCAGCACCAAAGCCAGTTAATTTCATCGCATCACGCAACCCAGTTGTATCACCTGAAACATTCTTGATGCATCAGGTAGCAGCAGCACGTGGATCAGAAACTTCACGTTCATATATCGCAGCAGCAACAGCATCAACCGACAACCCAGGATTAATTCCTACACGCCAACTTCGCGAAGTGGTGAACGGACTTGCGGACAACGTTCGTGCGTCAATCGATTCCATTTCAAATGGCACACTCCCATCAGCAGGACTTACATTCCAGATTCCAAAAATCACAGTTTTGCCAAATGTAAGCCAAATTGACGAACTTGATCCAGTGACTCCAACAGTCATGGAATCAGAATTCATCACAGTTGATGTGAAGTCATTCAAGGGTTCTCAGGTCATGTCCGTCGAACTCGCAGACCGGTCAGACCCACTTTTCTACTCAGAATTGATTTCTAATCTTTCTGCTCAATATGCACGTGCAACAAACGCGTATAACTCAGCACAGATCATCACTGGAGCAACTAAGGTTGCAACAGGTATTGGAACAGACATCACAGCAGCTGAATTCTTGACTTGGGTTGCTGGCGGCGCAGTAAGTGTTTATTCAAACACTTTCAAATTCGCCGATGCAATCGTCGTATCGCCACAAATGTGGGGTCGCATTCAAGGTTTCAACGACGCTGGACGTCCAATCTACAACGCTTTGAATCCAATGAACGCGGCTGGAAATGCTCAGCCACGCAGCCTTCGCGGCTCAGTGAACGGAATCGATCTTTGGGTTGATACTGCACTCACAGGACTTGGCGACAACTGCATGTACGTTATCAACCGTGACGCGTACACATGGTACGAATCACCACGCCTAGAACTCCGTACAAACGTCATTTCTGACGGTTCAATCGGAATCCTCATGTACGGATACGGTGCAACAGCCACGAAAATTGGCGCTGGTGCATACGCGTTCGACAAAGACTAATCACAACCCACTAAACATCGGCTAGGTCACTCCCGAACTAGCCGAGCAGACGAAAGGATCAGAAATGCCAACTATCGTGACCGCAGACGAATTGCGTCAGGTGCTTGGCGTTTCTGAATCCCTTTTTTCTGATGCTTATCTCGACACAATTATTGAATCGGCTGAATCAACTATTTTGCCAATGCTCACCCAATATCAAAGCGCAGTCGTATCGACTCGCATCGTGAATGACGTTTTATACATCGACACACTTCGTCCAAATTTTTTTGTCCAGGGGCAAGGGGTCATTCTTGCTGGAATTGGCAACGGACTTGATGGTCCATATACAGTCAGTGATCATTCCGTCAAACCCTTTCAGGTCACTTGCACCGTAGATGAAGCCGATCGAATCCTCACACCGGTCATTCCAGCAGGAACGATCACACTTGATGGCGGCTCAGCAGCTGAAATCTATGCAAATGTACCTGCCGTCAATAAAGCAATTTTGATTGTGTCCGTTGAAATATTTCAAAGTATTACAGCACCAGGTGGACAAATTGAAGGCGTGGATTTTGCACCGACTCCATATCGCATGGGTCGCAGTCTCCAAAATCGCGTCATTGGATTGATTTCTGCATTTTACGATGTGGATTCAATATGCCAGTGACCACACTTTTGGATGTACGTACAGAATTAGCGACTGCACTTTCAGGCGTCGCAGCATCCGTTTATCCCGTAGCACCTGAGGCAGTGATTCCACCTGCATGTGTAATCATTCCCGATTCACCCTGGCTTGAAAGTACGCTGATCAATGGCGCAGTCACCAAAGTCAAAGTCAATTTCGTGGTCACGGCAGCAGTAGCAAACAACAGCAACTCAGGGGCGCTGGATCAACTTGAAGCCCTAATCATCAGCATTTTGGGGGCTATGCCACCAGGATACGTCGTCGGAGACGTTCAACGTCCGTCAATAGTTTCAGTCGGCGCATCGAATCTGCTCGTTGCTGATCTCAATGTATCGACTTATTTCACCCAAGAAAACGACTAGGAGCAAGCAACATGGCAACAACTATCATCACGGGTAGAGACATCACATTCACCATTGATGGTGATAACTTTGATGCTCAGGCTACTTCAGCAACCCTTACCATCGATTCAACAATTAACACATATCAAACACTTGACGGAAAAGCGTATTACACGACTGATTCGCAGGGTACTTTTGCAGTCGAAATGCTCCAGGATTTTGGTGCAGCGACTTCACTTTGCGAAGCACTTTGGAATGCGGCTGCATCTGCACCAAACACTGCTTTGCCAGTACTTTTCACAGTGGGTGGAGTGGCTTACGCATTCAGCGTTCAGCCAATATTCCCGTCACTTGGTGGTACTGCGCCTGATGCACTAACAGCATCACTTTCATTCACTTGCGTCACAACACCAGCGTTGGACTAATCAAAGGGAGATCGGGAGTATGAAAACAGCAATCACAATCGAATATCAGTCCGGTGAAGTAGCCACCTACGTGGCTGCTCCACCTGAGTGGTGCAAATGGGAAAACAAAACAGGCAAAACAATTCAACAGGCAAATGAAATTGGAATCAGCGATCTGCTATTTCTGGCATATAACGCCATGAAACGTGAATCAGCTGGAAAGCCAGTCAAGCCATATGAAGTGTGGACTGAGACAGTCTCAGATGTAACTCTCGGTGATCTTGACCCAAAAGGCACAAGCCAGGCAGTCTCAGCCGACTGATCGTCGAACTGGCGATTGCTACACATATCCCGATGAGTGAATGGACACAAGCCGAGGATATTTTGACCGCAATCGAGATTTTGGAGAAACGAAATGGCTGAGGATGCAATCGCCTACGACAAGGCTGATCTGCGCAAAATCATCAGCGCATTCAAAGCGATGGACGATCAATCCGTTGCCGAAGCCAAAGGCGTTTCAAATGCTTTGGCAGATTATCTCCAGGGCAAGATTAAATCGAAGGCTGGATCGTTGCAGTCAAAAAATGTCGCTGGTCGAATTGCTGATGGTTCAAAAGTAAGCAAATCAAGCAAGGTTGGCGAAATTTCATTTGGTTATGTATCGCAAAAGTTTTCGGGTGGCGCAACTACCCGTGATCTTTGGGGTGGTTCGGAATTCGGATCAAATAGATATAAGCAATTCCCAGTGTGGTCAGGTCGAGAAGGTCGCGGATCACGCGGATGGTTCATATATCCGACACTGCGAGCCGAACAGCCACATATCATCAATGAATGGGAAAATGCATTCAGTAGAATTGCGAAGGAGTGGTGATGGCTGGTCAAGGATCGAGAACGTTAAAACTTGCGATCTTAGGTGATATCGACAACCTAAAAAAGAGCCTGGATCAAGGTACGCAAGAGGTTTCAACCTTTGGAGACAAAATCACCAAATTTGGAAAGATTGCATCAGCCGCATTTGTAGCCGCTGGAGTAGCAGCCGCCGCATACGCTGGAAAACTGCTCGTTGATGGCGTGAAGTCTGCCATCGAGGACGAAGCGGCTCAGGCAAAACTTGCCACGACCCTACGCAACGTGACCGGTGCAACGGACTCACAGATTGCAGCCACTGAAAGTTATATTCAAAAACAACAGTTACTTTTTGGCATCACTGATGCAGATTTGCGTCCGAGTTTTGAAAGATTGACGCGAGCCACTGGCGATCTTAAAACAGCGCAAGAAGCGCAATCACTAGCAATCGATATTGCAGCAGGATCAGGCAAATCACTTGAAGCCGTATCAAATGCACTTGGAAAAGCCTATGAAGGCAACGTCGGGGCTTTGGCAAAACTTGGGGTTGGACTTTCAGCTGCTGAACTCAAAACGATGGACATGGATGCCATTTCGAAAACGCTGGCTGAGACTTTTGGCGGTCAGGCATCAATTCAGGCAGATACTTTTGCTGGAAAGATGGCACGATTAAAGCAAGGCATCGATGAAGGAAAAGAAGCCGTCGGATCATACGTATTGGACGCTTTGCAACCGTTGGTCACTTTGGTCGTTGAGCAGGTAATCCCGAACGTCATCGCATTCGGTGAAACGCTTGGCACAAAACTTCAACCGTACATCGACAACATCATTTTCGTATTTCAGACTTATTTGATCCCACTATTTCAAGCCTGGTGGTCATTCATTTCGGATGTCGTCATTCCTGGCATCATCGATACCTTTCAGCCGATTCTGGCTGGACTTCAAAAGGCGTTCGGATATATCGCTGATGCGGTTCAAAAAAACAGCGACAAACTAGCGCCATTTTTCACACTAATCAAAAACATCGCATCATTTATTTTGAACACACTTGCACCGATCATCGGTGACGTACTCGGCGCAGCATTGACCGTGATTGGTAAAGCGATTTCAGTGGTCATCGGACTATTTGCCAACCTAGTCAGCATCATCAATGGGGCAGTTGGAGCAATCCAATCATTGATCAGAATCGTGGCATCAAATCCTTTGGTGGCTGGAATTGGCAACGTCATCAGCAACGTATTTGGTGGCGGTCGAGCCGCTGGTGGTTCAGTCATGGCTGGTACTTCGTACCTGGTTGGTGAAAAAGGACCGGAAATATTCACGCCGTCAGGCAGTGGATCAATTACGCCAAACAATAAATTGGGTGGAAATACAACCATCAATTTGAACGTCACTGGAGCAATCGATCCCGAAGGTACAGCCCGAAGCATCATCAATGTGCTGAACAATTCTTACTACCGAGGCACAAACGGCGCAGCCGCATTGGTATTCTGATGACGCTTTGGAATCCAATATGGCAGGTGACCATCAATGGCATCAATTATGAAAATTACGTATTAGCCAATTTGACGGCGACCAGTGGTCGATCCAACATTTACGAGCAAGCCCAAGCAGGATATTTGAATTTGCAACTTTACAACGTGACGCAATCACAGGTGGCAATCAATATCAATGAGTCGGTCGGAATTTCAATTCAAGATTCCACCGCAACTTGTACGCCAATTTGGGGTGACTAAATAACCGAAGTTTAAATCGAGGTCGCCACTGGAGCCTCAATACCAACCACCCACATAATTTCAACCTTTCCATTGGCCGCCCTTCACCGCTTACAAAAAGCACCACGCAGAAAAA